ATGCAAAAGGTTTTAGTCAAAAAGCACATTGTAGAGCTAGACAATTAAGAAAAGCAGGTAAACACACTAAGAGTAAGCCTGTCAAAGAATCTTATAAGGAAGCTATACAAGAACTATTAAAAGAACAAAATAGTAGTATGGCAATGGGTGCGTTGAAACAACTTAATAGTGATGCTAAAGAATTGGAAACAATGTTGCAACCAACTACTCAATTAGAAGATTGGGTAAAATCTAAATTGAATCTTGCTGGTGAATATCTTGATGATGTTTATCATCATTTGGATCATTTTGGTCCACAAGGTAGAAAATTAGGTGAAGGTTATTATGAAGACCAAGAAAGAAGACAACGTGAAAGAATGTTAAGATTTAGTTCTTCATCAACACCCGAAAAGAAATATTGGTTTAAACCAGACGGTACAGTAGCTGATGCTGGTTATAGTCATGAAGATTGGATTAAAAACAACGATCCGTCTTTGATAGGTTCAACTTTGGTTGATACATATGATAATGCGATAAAAAAAGGTTATATTAGAGCTATATTGGATACAAGACACAATTTCTTGACATTATCCAATCTGCAAAATTATGACTTTTCTATGAACGGAAATACTAATCAAAATGTACCCGCAGTAAAATCATCTGTATTAGATGCAATTAGAAACTTTATTGCAGAGAAAGGTATTTTGATTACCGCTACTGGTAAAGGTAATATTATTAAAGATTTAACCAGTATCGATGAATCCAAATTAAGTGAAGGAGTAAAAGATTGGCTTGCTGCTGGTGCTTTAGGATTAGGAGCATTGACTGGAAATGTTGATGCATCAAAACTTCCACCCACAGTTCCAATTGTACAAACAGCAGTAAAAGATAGTGAATTGTCATTATTAAACAAAAAAACCAGTGATTATATTGCTCACTGGGAAGGTAAAAGAGATAAAGTATACAATGACAGTGAAGGAAAACCAACAATTGGTATTGGACACTATTTGAATGGTTCTGAACAAGATAGAAACTTGTTTAAAACATTATTTGGTAACACGGTCGATTATAATAAAGTATTGAATGGTCAACAAAAGTTATCATCTGATCAAATTGAAAAATTATTCAATGTAGATGTAAAGGTCAAAGAAAAGTTGGCATCAAGTATAATTAGTAACTTCAATAGTTTACCAAATTCAGTTAAGAATGCAATAATTAATGCTTTGTATAGAGGTGATTTGGGTCCAAAGACTATTGGACTAATTAATAGTGGTAAATGGGATTCGGTTGCTAAAGAATATTTGGATCATAAAAATGCAAGGACCGGACCCGAACAAATCAAAAGAAGAATGAATACAAATGCTATGGCATTTGCACAATTTGCAAAGAATAAAGGTTGATATGGAAGAATGGCCGTCAATAGGAAGTGGAATGTTTGGCGGTATGTCTATGCAAAGACCTACCGCAACTACTGTACCAGATTTTGATCCAGTTGCTTTAATGATGAAGAAAAAGCAACAACAAGACAATCCTCAATTGCCACCTACATTAGACTATAATGTTGATGATGTGTATGAATTAGAGGAATTTTGCAGAAAACATAATATAATAGGTTTTAATTGCGGCAGAATGAGTCCTAAATCTGCATTAAGAATGTTAAAGTCAAGAATAGGTGTTCCTATTGAAGAAGCTACACCAACCAAGATAAAGAGTTTATTGAAAGGTTAAGGGTTCCAAAGACTTATAGGTGATCTGATCCACTTTTGGTTGGTGTATATATAAATAAAGTTGTTATCAAATCTTATCTCTCCTATAGTTCCTGAGGCAGTTGGATTTGTTGGTGCAGATCCAGTATTATTTATTGACAAATAATTAAATGATCCTGTGTTAATAATAGAAGATGTGGCTCTAATACTACTAGCAGTTAAATATGTAAAATTACCTATTGTAGATGTTACACTACTACCACTTAAACTTCCTGTGATTCCCGCATAAGCATATACAGAATCAAATACTTTTGCTACTCCATTTATAACAAGAGACAATCCCCAAATTTTTGATCCGGAGATATAATTTGATGCGGATATATTACTGCTTGTAACACTGAAAACTTCTAATGATGATCCAGTAAAACTTCCAGTAAAACTTCCACTTTTAATTAATTCTGTTGATAATGTTCTCAATTTTTATCCTATGTGTACATTAAATAAATAGTATATATTAAATACAATTTGACAATCTTATTTTACGTGGTTAATATATTAAATATGCATACAAACGTACTCAATCAATATTCTTACAATTTTTATGAAGACACGTGCAAATTACTAAAAAATAGTGGATTTTATCCAAATAGAATATTAGACATAGGTGCCAATGCATGTGAAACAGCAGATGTAATGAGGCAATTCTGGCCTACCTCTGATATGCTTCTAATAGAAGGTAACTGTGATTGTGAACCACTATTTAAACTCAAAAACTACAATTATCAAATAAAACTACTGGGTAAAGAAAATGGTGTTACTACATTTTATAAAACTAAATGGAGTCCCATTTGTAGCGGTAACAGTATCTATAAAGAAAAAAGTAATGTATATGACGGTGATATGCTTGTTACAGAAACATTACCTATCTATAAATTAGATGATGTTGTTCTAGGTATATATGATCTAATCAAGATAGATACACAAGGTAGTGAATTTGATATTATACAAGGTGGTATAAACACATTCAGTAAAGCTAAAGTTGTAATTTGTGAAGTTGCTTTGATTGAAAATAATGTTGGTGGATGCAAAAAAGAGGATGTAATGAATGTTCTAACTAAAGAACTTAAATTCAATTACATCCGTGTTATTGAAAATGTTTTGGGTGAAGATAATAAACAGATTAATTATGAAAATCTACTGTTTATTAAACCTTAAATATCCAATACCTTTTTCCATTTTTTCATAACCATCTCACTTTTGAATGTCCTAGCCTTAACTGGTTGGTACTTTTCATTTTTGAAATAATTAATGAACGTTCTCATATCAGTTGTTAATGTCTTGGAATTAAGTAATTCTGGTAATGCTCCTAATCCATTCAACCCTAATACGTAAGGGGTAGTTTGAAGAATTTCAGTTAAAACTACACTAATACCAAACGTTTCTGGCATGATATTAACATAAAACATACCTTCACAATTAGCTATAGTATCAACTACTTGTTTAAACGGTAACGTATTCAAATAATTTATATCATATATAGGCATACTAATATCAGATGAGGGATTGTCATAGCCTGGTAAACAAACATTTAACTGTTTATTATTAAATACACCGTTAGTCTTTAGAAACTTCCAATATTCAAGTGTACCACTATAACCTTTCATCAAACTACTAGCATATACATACCCTGATTTTTCTTTTGGTAATTCATATTCATATACCCAATCTGGAATCATGAAATAAACCACATGTTTTTTCCAATTATTAGGAAATTGATTTGACTGAAATTCACTTAAACAAATCAATTCCAACTTGTTTTGTTCAAACAATGTATAAAACTTTAGATTGTGTGGACCATTTAGATCAGTAGCCCATACAAATGCTTTTTTATGAGCAATTTTTGGTATTTCACTATAACGATGTATGATTAAATTGTTACATTGAACTTTATAATTGTTAACGGTAGTATTTGGTAGATACATTACTCCGTTAACTTTGATCTGTTCTTTGACGTTATTTAAACAAATAACACTCCTACCCAATTTAGCAAGTTCTTCAAGCAACAATATAGATTGAAACTCACTACCACCCATACCTTGAGTATGTAGTGTATTACCGTCATAACTCATACCAATACTGTCAAACAGTATTACGTCAGCATAAATTGTGTTCATACAAGTACTTTAAAATCATCATCACCACTAGCAGTAGGTGTATTCTTAAAATAACTGCTTAGATCACCTTGTATACTAGGGCTACCACTAGATTGTTTGTCTATAAAACGTTGTAACCAAGCATATACATCACCTGTGAATGTTTTGGTGCCTGTATGAGTACAAGTAACATGTGTATCAAGATATACTTTATTTCCTAGATCTCTCCACTTCTTACACATATAGATGTCTTCACTGATCAAATCACCATCTTCACATACTACTTCAAATACCATTCTACTATCACCTTTTTCACTGGTATATTTCTTGCTACTATTCCAAAGTGATTCAATAGCTTTTTTTGAAATCTTCATGAATCCACAACCCAATCCAGCTACTTCCAATAAACCTTCTCTGTCAATACTTAGATTGAGATTTTTATCAGATTGATCTAATGCTTTAACAACGTATAGTTCTTCATTATCACTCTTTTTACGGTAACTACCACCAATCAAATCTTTTTCATTTTTGACAAGCTTGAAGAAGTTTTTCGGATCCCATCCAACGTCACCATCAATAAAGAATAGTACGTCCATTTGTGCGTCAAATGCGGCTTTAAATAGATCATTACGAGCACGTTGTACAAGACTGTCATAACACATGAACAGTGGATATACTTCCATTCCATTTTGTTCACTTTGAGCTAAGGTGTTTAGTAGACTATCAATGTAGTAGATATCTAACTTACCATCATATGATGGTGTACCAATTAAAACTTTCAATTTCTTTTTCATATAACCTTTCTAATTTAGAACAATAAAAATTCCCAAGAGTATAATGCTCTTGGGATTAAGTTTATAACGTATTTAACATTTTGTCAAATATATTAACTACGTAGTAAAGCTGGTGGATATTCCGCAACTACAATTGCAGTGACTGCTTGTGCTAATTCATCATCTGTCCATTGACCTGCGGCATCATATGCATCACCTTGCCAAACAGTATACCAATTATGGGCATATGGATTGGTACTAATTTTGACCAATGTTTTTACTGTTTTGGCTACAGGATCATCTACTGCTTGTAGAATTTCTAGTTGATTTGTATTTGCAGCTTGTTGAATTTCAAGACTGCCTGATAAATTAATTATTGGATATGCCATATATTTTTAAATCTTAAATGTTACACAAATAAATATTGTTAAATTTTAAAAAAGTAACTTAATATTCATAATTAAATACTTTGTAAAACCAACTAAATTTATTATAAATATTATCGCAGTTATGTTTACCTAGTATATCAAGATAATCATTAGGTACTGGTTTGATGACTTTTTGTATACTATGATCACCAAATGGAATATGCATTCTATCATCTTCAACAGTTTTTTGTTCTACATTATTAAAATCATGTTGATAAAATGGCAATTCTAGATATTCATATACTCTTTGCATTTCACGTTGAGGATTACTGGTGAAATTTTCAAACTTAATAAACAAACACTTTTTGCTTAACTTTCTCATAATAGTGTCATACAACACATCCATACTTACAGCAAGTGGTGGTGCTTGTAATAAGAAGTAATCTATACGTTTATCTACAGTAGTATTACGTAATTCATTCCAATTTTGTAGACCCGCATCAATATTTTGATGTTGTCTCCATTTCTTTTCCATACTTGCAACTACTGCTCTTAAATCTCTGACCATCACAATAACTTTTGGTTCTGGATAATACCAATTCAAAAAGTCATATGTAACACTCCAACCTCTGCTTTTATCAATTACATACTTTTTATCTGTAATAGCGTTAAAATATGCAAACATACCTTCTTTACATAATGCTTTAAATGCGGGTTCTACTACTTTAATATCTTGAGCTTTAAACTCAATATTAGTGGAATAGATATTTCTAGCATTTAGAAAAATTTCAATCAATCCACTTGTAGGCGTAGCATAAAAATCAGGATTTTGTGCCACCACATTTTGTAAAAGTGTTGAACCGGCTCTTGGAAGACTGCATTGAAAGAATATTTTTTCTACCATATGTAATTAACTATTAAAATGTATCTTTACAATTTTATTTTATTGTTTATAAGTTGGTACTGAAGGAAATGGTGGTAAGTTTATATTAACTGAAGTTGGTATTGTTGGCCAAACAATTGTGGTTGGATCATCTGCATTTGGTAAATCACGTAGTTGTTGTCTAAAAGTTGCAAATTCAGCTTTTACTTGTGATGAAAATGGTACATCCAATAATTGTGTAAAGTCTGTTAATGATAAATACCTATCACGAATCATTCTTATTTGACTTTTTAAAATGTTTTTTCTTTGTGTTAATTCTACATCTGATAAAGATTGTAAAGTGTAACTTACACTGCAAGTTTTGTCTGTGATGTTTAATTTATTTGTTGGAACTAAACTTTGACTGATGTTATAATCTGGTTCCGCATCAAAAATAGCTTTCCAGAATCCCAAATTAGGATTTTGTTGCCAAGTCAAATCTGGTAATAATTCAGGTGAACTTTCTTCTAGAATATTAAATCCACTGGTTGGTCCAAAGGTATCAGGCAATTGCATTGGTCCTTGAATTATAAAATAATTCTGACTATCTACCTTATTAACTAAAAAATATTGATTTGTACTCATAAATTAAACGCTTATACCATATCTGTATTTGATTTTATCTTTTATTGCTAAAGCAGCAGTAGTAGATAAATATGTGTTACTATATATCGCATCACCAAAATAACATCTAGGCATATAATTATCATTCCAACCACCATATTTTCCTAAAGCAATTGGACCAGCTGTACTTAATTGTACACCACCGATTGAAGTATTACTATAGCTATTACCCGCACTATCAAATAAGTAAAAATAACCCGCGTTTGTTGAAGAACTATTTCCAACAACTGCGATATAACGTCTACCAACAACAGGTGCAATACCAAGGGTATATCCTGTACCATTTCTGCTAAACCAATAGGGTTGTGATGAACTATAGCCAGTTTGTCCTATCCACCAATCATGCGTACTACCAGCATAAGCACCAGCTATAATATCTGCACCATATGTTAAGTTTGATGCAACATATTCCCAAGCAACTATAAATGTAATTTCATTGCTGGTACTAACAGCTAAATTTACTGTTAATCCATTACCTTGTGTTGGTTGATAACCAGTGGTGTTATTCAAATAAATCATACCACCACATTTCCATGGATAATATTCGTTTGATATAGAGTATGCGGTACCAACCACACCATTTCCAGATACATCAAGAAAATTACTGGTTGATTTTTTTGGGTTGTAGCTTCTACCTTGACTTAGATTGTATCTGTAAACGCTACCACCGGCGGATGGATTGTAAGGAAACGCACTTCCATTAATATTTGCATTTTGTGCTATGGTCATAGATTATAAGTTAGTGCTAACCAATGCTTGTGCCACAACAGTTCCTATCCAAACAGGTGTACCAGCACCACCTTGATAACTGGTTAACATAAATACGTCTGCAAAACCATTTGTAGCAGTTAATGTTGGAGCCACACCATTTGCCCATATTACGCTTGTAAATGTAATTGATGCCGTACCAGCGTATTTTACAACCAACATCAAAGTATTTACAGATGGATTATTATCTCTGTTACTGTAACTTATTGTTGTTATAGTTGCACCACTTGTCATTGAAACTATGTGTACTGCTGCAGCTGCAACATTAAGTGTTAGTGTTTGATTTGTACCAGTAATACTTTGTGTAGTACTATTTTGTACAAATTTACCAGCACACTTTAGTGATCCACTAACATCTAGTAATGCGCTTGGAACCGTTGTACCTATACCAACATTTAAATTCGGATCAAAAGTCATTATTATAGCTTCACTGTTATTTGGCGCAGGATTTCCTGATCCTCTATAAAAATAAAATCTATTACTATCTGCTGCTGCTCTTGAACTCAATGACCAATAAATTCCAGTCCAACTAGTTTCATTAGCTACTGCTGTATGGCCAAATAAAACATCTGATGGATAAGATGTGCCATTAGAATCCAATCTTACTGTAGCTCTATTTGCAATTGAAAAGTCTCTTCCTATTCTTACTCCTAGAGTATCTACTTTAGCAGTAGGAAATGTTGTACCTATACCCAAATTACCATCGGCTTTTATTCTAACTAATCCAGTAGTACCTCCTGTAGCTTTTTCTACATGTAAATTTTGACTCAACACTGTAGCTCCACCTGCATAATTTATATATGCTGCACCAGCAGAAGCGCCATTATAAAAATTTAATTGATCTCCACTTTGGACTCTTACAGTATAATTTGCATCATAAGATCCAAATATTATTTCACCTCCACTGCCTGCTCTTACATCTAATTTACCAACTGGATTTGTTGTACCAATACCAACATTACCGCCCATAAATATTGCGGATGGTATTGATGTGGAACTTGTAACTTGTAATTTAGCTACTGGATTATTTGTACCAATACCCACTTTATTATTAACTACAACAAAATCGTTTTGACCATATTGTCCCGCAACAATTCTATCATCCGCAAATACTTCTAGTACAGGTAATCCAGCACTATTGTTTACACTCATCAAGCTATCACTTAAATCATCAACCACACTAAATAATGTACCACTGGTACCATCTGTTCTTAATAATGTAGCACCAGCAGTTGTGGAATTTACATGCAATGAAGCAGATGGAGATGTGGTACCAATACCTACATTTCCTCCATTCGTTATGCGCATTCTTTCAGTTTGTGAAGAAATATTTGTTGCACTTGATCTAAATATTATACCATTATAACCAGCAATATTTGCTTGTAGAGTATTACTAAAATATATACCAACACTATCATTTGATGATCCATTATAAAGTTTATAACTGTCACTTAAACTTATATTTCCATTAACTATTGATAGTTTATCTGTTACACTTGTTGTGCCTATACCTAAGTTTCCATTACTATTAATTAATGCATATACACTGGAACCACCTCTATTTCTAAAAACATGATTTGTATTATCAAAATAATTACTTGGATCACCGGCGTTACCTAAATATATTGCTATATTACCAGCAGGTTCAAATATTCTAAAATAATTAGTTGATAAATCTAAAAATCTAAGACCACCCACGCCAATTGCACCATTTACATCCAATTTAAAAGCAGGACTTGTTGTACCTATACCAACATTACCACCACCATCTGCTTTGATAGTCATGCGGGTAGTCATTGTTCCCGCTACATTTTGTCTAAAATAGATATCACCAAATACTTGACCTGAACTTGTAGGATATGTATTATCAATATATGAAGTTGCTATATTTGCATTATAAAATAAATGTAATCCGTGAGTATCAGAATTATTATAACTTATTTTAATTCCATGGTCACTTGTACTTGTATTGTTAATTCTAACAAATGGATTAGCACCATGTACATTTAACAATGAAGAAGGACCAGCAGTACCTATACCAACGTTTCCTTTGAAATAAGAAGTACCTGTGCTAGCTTCTACGCTAAACAATAAGTCTGCACCTGTACTATAAATTCCAAATTTTGGTTGTACGCCACTTCCATAGTCAGCGGCGTTTGGAATATGAACACTCAATACTCTATCTGTATAAGCTCCACCTCTACCAATAAAATAATAATTATTAGCAGATGAAGTAGTACTTTGTACATCAGGAAATCCTATACCAGCCCATTTTCCTATAGTAGAAGTGTCTGAAACTCTCAATACGGAAGAGAAAGTATTTTGTGAACCATCACCTACTATTGTTAATCTTCCATTTGGTGATGTTGTGCCTATACCAACATTACCATTAAATTTAATTCTAACTTTTTCTGATCTGACGGTGCCAGCATCTGATGTGTAGAATACAAGATCACCGGATTCAGCCCCATTCGTATTTGTTATAACATGTGCGCCTAGTCCGCCATATTCATGTTCATTACCAGCACTATCATTTAATGTAAAATATAAGTTGGAACCATTTCCAACTGTACCATCATTCATATGCAAATATAAAAGCCCATAATTCGCAGCCGTACCAGAATATCCAGATTTTCTCAGTCTAAATGGTACAGGTGTGGTAGTTCCTGTATGTTCAAATAGAGTTGTTACATCATTTCTATTACCCACATCAACATAAAATGCATTACCTGTACCACCATTGTTGTTAACCACAAATTTAGCACCAGGACTAGTTGTGCCTATACCCACGTTACCATTGCCTTTGATACGCATGGTTTCTGTTTTACCATTAATGGTTTCACTTGAACCATTTTGGAATATATGGTCTTGATATGTACCATATATCATACTATCAGATCCAGCTACAACATCACCTGTATAATTTCTGAATACTATGTAACCTCCAGTATTGTTATCCAAGAATGTTAGACCAGCATAAGTTCCATTGTCAGCGGTATTTCTAAAAGTTATATAATTGCTTGTATTAGAATCAATTAGCAAATTTGTGCCAGTTGTAACTGTTCCAGTGCCAGTTGGTGCAGAAGCACGAATATTTAATAATGCACCTGGTGCAGTTGTACCAATACCTATGTTTGCTGATGCTTGTAAACTTGCAAGTCTAAATATGCCATCCGCAGCTGGTATACCAGATGCACTATAGTCACCCCAATTTAATATACCATTTAAATTCATCCAGAGACTGTTAGAAACTCTGTTTGCCCAGTGGAAATTAATATTAGGACCATACTTATCAGCTGATTGAGCATTTCCTACCAAGTCTCTTTCTCTTATGCTTATTGGACTATTTGACCAATCTTCATTATCTGTTAAATTTGTATAAGACACCAACATTCTGGTGCTTGTACCGCCACTAAATCCTATATCTCCAACCACTTGTAACTTATTAGCCGGAGCAGTTGAACCTATACCAACATTACCACCACTTAATATTGTAAATAACGGCGTGCCGTTATGAATGTGTTGAAAAGCTTTGTTACTATCAGTATAAGTGTACAATGCGCCAGCTAGAGCGCCATTAGTGGTATCAGATGTTGTATTTTTAAGCAAATATGCATTACTCGTACCATCATCAAATCGAATATATGAAAAGGAACCACCACCATTTAAGTGTATCCATGGATTGCTAGCTTTATATATGGTAAGAGGCGCACCAGGAGTTGTAGTACCAATACCAACGTTGCCTGTACTTATGATACGCACTCTTTCAACACCATTAGTATAAAATCTTGTATTACCATGTGTGAAATTAGCATTATTTTTTGTTAATTGTCCTATTTCTAGAGATCCACCAGCTGCACCATATGTTCCAGGTGTATAATAAATTCCAGCTTGAGCATCCCAATCCCAATTTGAACCTAAAATCAAACCATTTGTAGCATTGTTACCAATCATCCACAAATTACCATCATTGTATCCCAATAAATCAAATCCGTAATATCTGACACGTTCATAACCTTGTGTCAATTTAGCTACAACAACATTGCTTGATCCAGCTCCAATTTCAAATTTAAAATTAGGAACGGTTGTGCCTATGCCAACGTTACCATTATCAAGATTAACTATTGACCCAGTAGTTATTGTTGTTGTACTGTTAAATTTAGCAACATAGTTTGTTAAACCTGTCACAGTTACACTTGTTCCACTTGATCCAGATGTGCCTGAACTGCCACTGGTTCCGCTTGATCCACTTGATCCACTTGTACCACTACTTCCACTTGTGCCTGAACTACCACTGGTTCCGCTTGATCCGCTTGTTCCGCTTGATCCACTTGTTCCGCTTGATCCGCTTGATCCAGATGTGCCTGAACTACCACTGGTTCCGCTTGATCCGCTTGATCCGCTTGTTCCGCTTGATCCACTGGTTCCACTTGATCCGCTTGATCCACTTGTTCCACTTGATCCACTGGTTCCACTTGATCCGCTTGATCCAGATGTGCCTGAACTACCACTAGTTCCGCTTGATCCACTTGTTCCACTTGATCCACTGGTTCCACTTGATCCGCTTGATCCAGATGTGCCTGAACTACCACTAGTTCCGCTTGATCCACTTGTTCCACTTGATCCAGATGTGCCTGCTGCGGTTGCGGTGGATTTATAAACAACACCTGTTGTATTATCTACTGTTAGATAGTATCCGGTTGCATTAGTAGTTAGACCGTCAATTTCAACTGAACCACTAACATGTAATTTAGCTGTTGGATTATTTGTGCCAATACCTACTCTATTGTTTCTTAAAACAAAGTCATTTGTACCATATTGACCCATTACAACTCTATCATCCGCAAATACTTCCAATACAGGTAAACCTGCACTGTTGTTTACACTCATCAAACTGTCACTTAAATCATCAACTACACTAAATAATGTTCCATTTGTACCATCTGTTCTCAATACAGTAGCACCTGAAGTGGTTGAGTTTACATGCAATCTAGCAGCAGTAGTAGTTGTTCCAATACCAATGTTTCCACTACTAGAAATAAACAATCTAGTAGCACTACCAGCAGTAAAAGACAATCCAACATCATTAGTTCCTAAAATAGACTGTGTACTATTTCCCCATGTAAGACTATTTCCAGAATCTATATATAAAGTACCATTATTAACATAAGCAGATCCAACTACTTGAAATTTGAATATTGGACTTGTAGTGCCTATACCAACGTTTGTACCATTATCATACACTAAACTATTAGCTATAGTGGAATTTCCTGTAAATTTACTTAAATAGTTACTAGTAGGTTGTACAGATGTAACAAATGCACCTCCACCACCTGTTGATATTGCACTTGCTGATAGTGGACCTGTAAATAATATGGTTGATGCATCAATCAACCTCATTGAATTAGTTACTTGTTCACCTTTAACTGTGAAAAAATCAATTTTACCAACTGATGGATTTATTATGATATCTGGCATATACTGTATAAATAGAACCTAAATTATATAATCAAACAGTATTTATAGACCAAATCTACCTTTTGTAGCATTGTAATTTTGTAAAACTTGAGCGGCAGATAATGCAATATTGTAGCATCTAGCTGATGCTATTCTACAACTTTGATATCTACCCAAGTGATTTCCACCAATTACTAAATTTTGACCTGACGTTGTTGTGCCTGTAATTTTTGTTTTTGATGCTCTTACTATTCCATCAACATAAATATGCATATTGGACCCGTCAACGACTCCAACCAAATGATGCCATACACTATCGCAAATACTTGATCCATAAACTGCATCGTCTGCCGTTCCTAAACTATTTCTTTGGCCGAAAAATACATTTCCAGTATCAAGAATATGTAAACTTGTGTATGGAGTAGTACCCACTGCGCCATAATTAGAAATTATAGCAGTATTGCTATTAAATCCGCCGGGAGAATTATCCCAAAACCAAGCTTCCCACGTTATTTGTGCGTTGTCTGTGTTTTGATTAAGATCAGTCTGAATATATCCATTTACACCATCAAGAATAAAATCTCCACCGTAAAGCGATGAATATGTTACTCCTCCAGTTAATGTTCCAATTTTACCATTTCCACTTACATCATAAAATGTTGTTCC